GTGATATGATAGCAGCTGTTGATGTTTCTAGTTTATTTAGGGAATATCATGCTGATTTAACTTCTGGTGTAGAGTCTACAAAAACACCATTATGGACATCCTCAGTTAAAGCTGAGATGAGACCTGATGAGAAAGTTGATAATAACAAGCTCCGCACTTTTTGTGCGTCCCCAATTGAACACTCTGTATTACTTAATCAATACTGTCTGGATATGAACAATAGGTTCTACACAGCAGGAGCGAATGGTGATATATGGTCAAAAGTTGGGATCAGTAAATTTAATCGAGGTTGGAATCGGGTAGCACAACGACTGAAGAAACATCCAAATGGTTTCAATTTGGACATGAAGGAGTGGGACTCATCAGAGTTCAAACAATTCATGCAGGATATTTGTGACTTTAGGTCCCAATGCTTGGAGAATACACCCACATCACATAGTAGTGATGTTGAAGCTATGGAAAAATTATATAACAGTATTATTAATGCTGTTATGATCCTCAGTAATGGTGATATTGTTGAAAAGGAAACAGGAATGCCCAGTGGTTCAGCGAACACTGTGGTTGATAACACAATGAACCTGTTTCGTATATTGGCTTATACATATATACGAGCGTGTATGCATCTTTCTGATGAATTACGTCCCAGATATATGCAATATCATGTATTTATGAGAGAATGTGAAGCCGCCTTATATGGCGATGATAATACACTTACCGTTTCTGATGAAATTTTACCGTGGTTCAATGCTAGAGTTATTGCTCAACATGCTCTAGAATGTAAAATGACCGTCACATCGGAAAATGACGATTGGGAACCTAAACCAATTGATGAACTAACATTTTTATCACATAAATTTGTTAAGGTGAGTGAACATAAAGATTTTTATGTCCCTGTTCCAGAGGGAAAGAAAGTGTTGTGTTCATTAGCGTATGGTTCACGAACGAACGATCCGCGTTGGCATATTATGAGAGCTTTAGCTTTAAAGACTGAATGCTATTATGATACAGAGACGCGAACTATTATTGATGGTTATATCAATTATATGTTTAGAAATCACAAGGACCAGTTACATCCTGGCCTTGTTGCAAAAGGTGTTACATGGGAACAAATTGAAACAATGAGACACACTTCTGAGGAAATAGAACATTTATATACCTCAGAAGAAAGCACTGTGTGTGTGCATAAAGGAAGTGATAATCACACACGTCTTCCTTTAAATTTTGTGCTGTGTCAAGACTTAAATTTGTAAAATGTCTACCAATATTAAAAAATCAAATTATAAAAAGAAAAGACTCGGAAAATACAGACCAATGCCAAGGGCTGTAATCAAAG